TGAAGCATCCGTACCAGGACCTTTCTGAACGCCATTTTTCATATTAAACGACACCTTAGCAGTCGGCATTTATTTATATGTAATAAAATGTAATGGACATCAAAAAATTTCAAGATTCTCGGAACACGAAATTGTCTGGTTTCGAGAAACAATATGCATCATTAAAAAATCAATATTCGAGCGCATTATCTAGTGCGATCAAAGAGCCAGATGTTAAAAAGCGCGAACCTCTAGTTGAGAAGGTTCTTTCAATAAATGGTCAAATGTCTGCGGCTGTAAAAGACTTTATGTCTTCACTCAATGAAGGAACTGAAAAATTTGACCCTAAGACACTTTCTGATTTAACAAACGATCTAATTCAATATCAAAAAGATTATAATGAAATTAAAGAAAGCAATGATAAATTGCAAACATTAAAGATTATACAAAACACAACCGATGCTAACTTATCAAGCGCCGAATTGATGTATAATTTATATTTATTTGGTCTTATTGCATTAATATTCTTAGTTATTTATTTAGTATTTATGACACCAAGTCAAAACATATTTAGCACAATGGCAGCAACCGTAAGCGCTCCAGCAGTAAGGTAGTACGGTGTATAATTTGGAGCTATTGGTGTTGTAGTTTGAGGAACTGTACGCATTTTAGCAGCAGATAACTCATCGCGACTTGCTACAACATTTCTTTTTGCATCAATTGTTTTTGATTTTAAATCACGAAGTTTGCCTTCTGTTCCTGACTTATAAAAATTTGAAATCGTTTCATTCTGTGCATCGACTTCAGATTGCATCGAAGCAATAATATTATCCAATCCTTCTTTCGCAGACTCATACGCTGTCTGGTAAGCTTGACCACCTGTTGTTGCATACTGTAAAAAATTATCATGATAGCTACGAGTTAGCGTCGTAAACTGACTATCCATTGTATCTAATGGTCATAAACATTTGCCAAGCAATAACGATAATGTACGTTTGTTGCTGATGCTTCGTCTAGTCCCGATACTTCAACCAAATCACCTGGGCGTGCTCCAATCCACTTTCCCATGGCATCCTGTGAATCGATCCAAGGACATTCATGGGGATCTTTGATATTAAACTTCTTCATTACCGCAGATCGTTCTTCCTGTGGAAGAATACGGTGTTTAGGCACATCACGATGACGAGGAATATCAATTTGTAGCTTTCTGATTTCAAAGAGCTGAACAAGCATATTTTCAGGTTTGGCAATATAGCTACGGAGAAACGCAAGAACTGTTTCAGAAGACTTAGATACTGTAACAACAATCATTCCGTTTGTATGTCCGTTATCAGATGCGTATGCAATAAATGATGTCAGATCATTTACGCTAACACGAGTTTTGTTGCCAAACACAATCAACATACCTCCAAATGTATACATAGTCGTATCATCTAGCGGAGTACCAACTAGTTCAAACCCATCAGCATTGAATCCTCTAGCGGTAAGCATTGATTTCAAATTGTCGAGTGCGCGATCCTCTGGACCTTTAAATTTAGGAGGCTCCATATTTGTTATCAACTTAATATGAAAAATGGTTAATCCATTTTCCACATATTAGAGTAAATGAAGGATAACTTGACATATGTTGTACTTCTTGCCGTTGTCGTATTAATTGGATATGTTCTTATGCAGTCAAAGGAGTCATTTGTACCAGAGTTTCTAGAACAGGGTAACGTAAAGGCGACCTCTGGAAATCGCCAGTCGTCTTATGATCAGAAGACAAATCACTTTGTAATGACACCTTCCAAACCTGAACCGGTTGCTGGCGTTGAAACTCCTTTTCGTGTAAACATGCATAATTCATTTATGACTTAACAAGGACCATGGCATTATTTGCAAACCATCCCATATGATAACCATTTCTCATATGATCTATCATATGTCTACTCTTATCAAGATCAACGACCCATCCGAGAGAATGAAATCGGCGAATCCAGTCAATTTTCCAACGACAGTTAATATGACCCGTTCCTCCCTGCCCAGGAATAGCCGCTGAAAAAATAATTACATCAGATAGTTTTGTTATGTTTGTAAGAACCGGTAGCCAGTTTGCATCATCAATATGCTCTAGTACCTCTAAACAGAGACTTAGAGTATTTTCCTTTTTAGAACGTTGAAGCGGCTCTGTCAAATCAAACTGTACAACATCGGGGCATAGTGCAGCATTTACCGCATCTTCTGCAAATTCATATCCAACTGATTCAATTTGTGGAAGGCGTTTCTTTATTTCATTCAGATAGAGACCAGTCGAACAACCAAAGTCTAGAAATGTGGAACACGGAACATGGCTGGCAATATACTCTGCAAGGCGAACTGCCTGAGGATATTCATCGTTTTCAATAGATTTGTGAAAGTCGCGGTCATACATTTTATTTAAAGCTATGGGCGAGATGTTTAAATAAAAATGAGATTTCATGCATTTGCTCTACCCCACACGATTACGCGAAAGGACTATTCGGCATGTGCATTCACTCAAAAAGTTTTAAAGTTTTGTAAAATGATGACTGAGCGTGGTCACACTGTATATCACTACGGCCACGCAGATTCTGAGGTTGTCTGTACGGAACACATCGCCGTAACTGATAATGAAGTTCTCGAGAAGGCATATGGAATTTACAACTGGAAAAAGAGCTTCTTTCAACACAATACTGCAGATCACGCTCACCAAACATTTAATCAGCGTGCAATTATAGAAGTAGGAAAGCGAGCTCAACCGAATGACTTTGCTCTATGTTTTTGGGGATATGGTCACCAAGCTATTTTTGAAGCCCATCGTCAACTAATCCCTGTAGAGCCCGGTATTGGATGTCCGAATCCGGTTTGTACGCCTTACGCCGTATATGAATCGCACTCAGTTATGAACTTTGTTTACGGAAAGTTTGACAAGTCACCTAAGTTCTACGATGCAGTAATTCCTAATTATTTTGATGTGAAAGATTTTGATTTTTGTGCTACGCCGAAAGATTACTTTTTGTTTGTTGGTCGTATTATCGATTCAAAGGGAATTGGTCTTGCCGTTGATATGACAAAACGAATTGGTGCGAAGCTCTATGTTGCCGGTCAGGGAGATCTAGCTGCAGCATGTGGCGGTACTGTTCCAGATCACGTAACTGAAATTGGTTATGTTGAGCCTCATGAGCGTAAAGAACTCATGAAAAACGCAAAGGCCCTTATTGCACCTACTCTTTATAACGAGCCGTTTGGAGGTGTTACGATTGAGGCTCTATTTTCCGGAACACCGACAATTACGTCTGACTGGGGTGGATTTGCAGAGAATAACCTTCACGGAATAACGGGTTATCGTTGCCGCAATATGGAACAGTATATCTGGGCGTGTAAAAATATTGATCGTATTTCTCGCCAAGATTGCCGTGATTGGGCGGTTAATAACTTTAGTCTAGAACGTGTTGGTCGCATGTATGAGGAGTATTTTAACACTCTTCTTAAAGTACACGACGGCTCGGGTGGATTTTATGCAGAGAATCCTGATCGCACTGATCTTGAGTGGTTGACTCGCTACTATCCTACAGGATCAATAAAGCAGCCTCCGACGGCTTCTGAGGAACAGTTCCTGAAGCCCGATGCTGTAGTACTAAATCCCAAACAGTCTTGAAGCTTTCAATATTTTTAATTAACCATTCTGGATTATGATTAATAGTTTGTTGCTGTATTTGCGAAAGTTCCCAATAGAAAATGCGATGATCATCTTCTTGATTAAATATTTCAGATCTCCAAACAGGAACCGTTCTGGAATCAGTAAAATGTTTATACGTAACAACTCCAGCGTCTGTAACACCAAAGAATGATTTATACTGAGCTTTGGAATCCACCCACTCAGTATAGGTTAGCTCCTTAAACTTCATCTCGACAAACTCACATTGTGTGATACCGGCACATTCCATTTGGAGCTGCATTTGACACATATATTGAGCAGATACGGGGCTACCATCTAGCACACGACTAATCGGGCACTTAATTTCAATGAGTCGATTATGAAGCGGATGAGTAGTATCTACCGAACGCAAAATACCGTCTGGCGATGCTCCGAGAAACGAATACGCTGGATGAGGAATACACGTCGTATCTACAATATTAATTCCAGGATTTTGAGAACAGTAAATATCTTTTGCAATTTGTTCAAAACGAGTTCCCCATACAAGAGATCGTGATCCTGAACCTTCTGACGAACGAGGTGCAAGTTTTGACATGATAATTTCATGTTTCATTGCAGGCGTAGCATCCACACATGCTTTAACAATTTCAGATGCGGTTAGCATCTCACCTCGCTTTTGATGCCATTCAGCTGTTCTCTGATCATTTTTTCCATACTTTGCAATCAAATCATCAATAGCGCAGTTCATTTATTTTATAACCTATACTAGTATATAAACCGAATCCATTTTAATGTTAAGAATGAAAACTATCAATAAGATGGAAATTCAATCGCAAGAGCAATGGGTATTATACCGTCTGGAAAAGTTTTATTCAAACGCTGAAAACTTTCAACATGTAAAAAGTATTCTGGATGGAAAATCAAAAATTTCTCTTCGTCTAATCGACTGGTTTGTTACAAATTACTCGAAAAAGTATAATGTGACATATGTAACAAAATCTCAAAAACATATGATTGTATACCTATCCTATAAGTCACATCTAAAGGCGTATAGTAAAAAAATGTTTGACCCATTCTGTCGCTGGAAGCGTATTAAGTTTCACGAGATGGAAACAACGGTTGGCCAGCTAAACTTTTTTGAATGGGCGATCACAGATGAAGTTCTAAAGTATCTAGAAGATCACCAAGAAGAAGTTCACAAAGATATGGAGAATCGTCTACAAGATTCTAAAAAGAAAGAAGAGCAACCAAAGAAACGTCACGAACTTTCAAATTCAGCTACAAAATCTATGAAGCATCACGATACGCGTGTAACTATTTCATTTGATTAACTTTATTAGTAACAAATGTTCTCAAGACTGAGATCGAGTCTATGCTATAAAAATTTATCTCCTGAGATTGCTAACCATGATCAGGATATAGATGCAGATGAATGGGATTATAATGGTCGTGTTGTATATCGTGGATTAGTTGACCCTCAATATCAAAAAGAAAATCTTTCTGTTTATTGGTTATACGATTCTGATCTAAAACGCGTTGGACTTTCTGAACATGAAAAGGACAACGAAGAAAAATTTGAAGCACTTTGGTTTCGTGAGAATGATTTTTCCACTTTACTGCAAGAAGATTGGAAGTCGCTCGATAAAACAATTTGGTCTTTATTATCTCCAGAAGCATATCAAGATTGTTTGGAAGATGAGTTTGAGAATATAATTGATCGTACACTTTTATCAAATGTTCGCCTTATAACTCCTTTATTTGTAGAAGACACTCCAACTATATATGAATGCGAAAAATGCAATAAGAAGTCTATCTCAGAGATGAAAACATGTTCAACCGTGAAAAAAACTTATATAACTTCTAATTCTCTTCTTTTTATTGATTCAAATTATATTTTGTATGTTCCTCCGATAAATTCATCTATCTGGTCTAAGCTGAAGCTCCCGACGCCTTCTTACGACGACTTACCGGCTTCTCGCTCTGAACAGGCTCTTCCTGAGGAGCTGACTCCTCAACTGCCTGAGACTCCTCAGCAGGAGCTACAGGCTGAACCGGAGCATCCTCCTCATCCTCCTCCTCAGGACTCTCATCCTTAAACACATCCTTAGCAGTTAGCTTACTCTGAGGATATACACGCGCAAACGTAAGACGCCAGGTAATACCGAAGCTACCACCAGAGATCGTATAGACACTACCGCTGATTACTAGACTGGCACTGACTCCCTTAGGGAATACGCTTGAGAGAGAATCGGGAGTAGCATAGATCGGATTGCCATTTCCATCTGCAATGTCAGCCTTTACACTGCCATCGTAGACGGGAAGCTTCACTCGGAAGCTAGGCGGATACTTACCATTCGGTACGCGCTCGCCGTTAACAACGTCAGTTGAAAACTTCACAATCTTGGAGAAGCTATCGCGGATAGCCTCTAGAGAGCGCTTCTTACCAAACCATTTGGTACTGTTCTCGAGCGCCTGCTGAATAACTGTCTCCTCTAGATCGAGAAGAAAGTTGTAAAGAGCACCAGTGTCAGAACCATCCGTGCTACG